CTGTCCGAGGTAGATGGCAACCATCTGCAAGCATCGCTGCCCCTGACGTGCGCCCTCTTCACCCTTGACGACCGGGCCGGCAAGGAACGAAGCAAGCTGCCACGACAATGCAATGGTGAACAGCGGGTCGAACTTGGTCGGATCGCTCACCAGCGCCTGATAGCGCAGGAGCGCGGTTTCCTGGTTCGTGTAGATGATCTTGTTCCCGAGCGTGTCCGTCTCGATCACGTATTCCTGCGGCACGTACACGCCGGCGGTCGTGATGGGCGGGTTCGTCCATCCGAAACCGTAGCGGTCGGCGGGATACGCACGCACGGTGTAATCGTTCTCAGCCTCGGGCGGCAGCACGGCCACGGCGGTCATCATGTCGCCAGGGCATGCGTATGCGTATTTCCACATGGTGTACGGCATCGTCACCTGCGCGAGGCTGACGCGCCGCGATGCGAACGACCACGTATGCATCTGGAGAAGCATGTCACGTGCGACCGGGTAGAACCGGGCGCAGTGCTCTGCCTGTGCTGATCCCTCCGGCGGATCAATGCTTGCGACGGTGGCGTCGTCGCCGAGGTGCGCGAGGGCGAGGTTGCAAATTTCCACGACCGATGGCAAGTTATTCGCTCCTCCCGTAGGAAGGGAGGGGCGCCGTGGTTTCCCGCCGACGCCCCTCCCTGTTCACTAACTCGTTACAAGCTCACTCCGATGCTTCGGTCACAGTGTTTCGAGGCTTCCGCACCTTGCGAGCGTGCTGATCTTCCTCTGGCTTCTGCTCGGGAACATCCAGGTATTCCAGATTTCCGTTGAACGGACCGTTGTACTGGAAGACATCGCCTTCGTTGCGATAATGGTTGTCCACGAAACAGACGACTTTTGCTTTGACCTTTGCCATCGAAGTCTCCTATCAGATCACCGAGAAGCCGGAGGCGTAGAACTTGCGGCCGTCCTGGATGTCCATGACGACGTAAGCGCACACGCTGCCGGTGGTCGGGGTGCTTCCGACCGTGGTGTACCGAGCGCCGATGTACCGCTGTCCGGTAGACAGGAGCTGCGGATTGAAACGCACAGAGAACTGCGCGTTTGCGGTGAGGCTTGCCAGCGGAACGGGTCCGGAGGAACCGATCACAGTCACGCCGGTCGAAAGAGCAGCGTTCGTTGCGCCAATGATCTCGAACGTCAGCGAGGTCAGGGTGTTGTATGCCGCAACGCACGTGAAGTTCATAGTCAGGTCCGTGCCTTCGCCGATGTCACGGGCGACCGAAAGGTCAATCGTGTCGGTCGAAAGAACCGGAGTACCGGAAACAGGAAGCGCCGCCTGTCCGGTGGCAACACCAGTCGCAGGGACGGTTCCAGAAACAACGAGGAGATTATCAAGAATCATGGTGAGTTCCTTCTTTCTTGTTGATGGGAGCTATCAGCTCACCACACCTTCGGTGTTGATGATCGCGTCAACCTTGCGGCACGGAACGCCCTGGAAAGTCAGCCAGCTGTACGGCGTGCCGAACTGCGAGAGACCGTCGTTGACCTTCAGGACTGCCTGGCTCTTATCGAGCGCAGCAATCGCAAGGCCGCTGTGGACGGTACGGTTCATGTAGAAAGCGGCGCGACCCATCGCCATGTTCGGGATGCGATACAGAGCACGGCTCATCATCTTGATGATGGCAGTGGATGCGGTCGCAGCCTGGGTGACGTTCTGAGCCAACAGGTCAGTCGTATTGATGTTGCAGACTCGCACGACGTAACGCCAGTCCTTCACGACCAGGCCGTTCTTCCACTGGTAACGGGTGGCGTAAGCCTGGAGACGGTCGTTGCCGTTATACACGGTCTGCTCGCCGAGATCCTCGTGCATGAGGCCAGCGGTCGAACCCTTCGGGAACGGGCAGTAGACGGTGTTGTCACCCCAAACCACCAGATAGATCGAAGTGTTCGCGGTCGCATCAGAACCACCAGCAGACAGGATGTTCTGCGAGTTGTTCGGAGAACCAGCACCAATGTCAGAGTAACGCGGCGCGAAGCCGAGGACCTGCTTCGGATCGGTGGCGGGGTTGCCGTAGAACAGCGTGGTCGCCTGCGTCTGATTCATGGCCTCGAGGAAGGCCACGTCTTCGGACAGACGGAACTGAGCGGTGTTGCCGTTCAGCATGGCGAGATCCTTATCGACCTCGCTGCGAGCCTCGAGGATGCCGCAGGCTTCATCGACCTGGGCAGTCGTGCTCTTGCTGTTCGGGATGCCCTGGTTGAGGGCGCGCCAGTAAACGGCCGGCAGGCCAGTACGGATGACAACGCGGTCGCCCGTGGGGAGGTTGCCTTCCTTGAAGACGCAGTCCTCAAGGATCTCGTTGGTCTGGGACAGGAGTTCCGCGACGACCGGGACGCGGCCCTCGGGATCGGTGCGCTTTGCCCAATCGGCGAGCGTCAGGTTGTTAGGAGTAATAAGTGCCATTGCTTGTTCCCTTTCGTGGGTTTAGGTGCTGGAGGAGTACATGGCGTCGGCGAGGTCATTGAACGAGCGGGGTCCGGCCGACTTGGCCTCGCCCTTGGTGCCCGTGACCATGCTGTCCTCGCTGATCGCCTTCCCGGCGCGGAACATGAACCGGATTACTTCCGGGTGGTTCCCGAGGCCGGACTCGTTGAGCAGGCTGCGGAGTTCGGCAGTACCGAACGCATCAAGCGCCTTCTTCGCCACGGACAGATTCTCCGACAGACGCTCGCCGCCGAACTCCTTGTCGGCCTTGCTGCTGTCGGACCATCCATTGCGAACTGCCTCGATCTGCGCCGCCTGACGTTCAGCTAGCTTGGGGCCGACTGCGTCAAGGACGCGCTGCGCGGCTTCCTGCGACAGGTTCAGTTCCTTCGCCACCTTTGAGTACTCGGCAATGACCTCGGAGTCGAACGCTCGACCCTCCGGTGCCTTGAACTCGTAGGTTTCCGGCGCGGTCGGCTTGGCGTCGGCGGGTGCCTCGGCGGCCTTTGCGTCGTTGGCTTCAGGAACCTTGCCGGCAGCGGCCGCATCTGCGGCTTGCTGGCCCTGGGTCGTGGTCGCCTTCTGCTCGCCACCGTACAGCTTCTCGGCCGTCGCCGAAAGGCTTGCGGTAGCACTAGATGCGGGAGCGGCTGTAGTGTTGGTTTCAGCCGTTTCCATCATCGTTGGTTCGTTCATCGTGTGCCTGTTCCTTCATCATTGCCGGATACTGGTCGGGGCAGAGCGCGTGGACCATGCCGAGCATCCGTAGCCCGTAGTTCCTGCCACCCTCCGCGAATGCCATTGACATTGCGTTGGTGTTGAAGGAACTGCGGAACACGCCCGCCTGGTCCAGCAGCCGCCACACAATGCGTCGGCCGCGCTTGCTAGACATGAGCCACTTCACGTCGGCCTCCTCGTTCTGTCGGTCAAGGCGATCACGAAGCTCTTTGTTGGCTCGGTCACGCTCTTGGCCCCGCAAGTCGAGGGGGTCGTAGTTGCTCACGGCAGGACTGTATCCCTGTGGCTAATGCTTACGGGTACTGTTAGGCGCCGTTGATCTTGAGGCTCCAAACATTGAGCGTCAGGAACTCGCCGGCGTTGGCGAGGCTGCCGACGATGGTCAAATCCTGCGCCGCGCCGATGCCGCCGGACGGCGTCATCGTGACGTTCGCGCCAGTGGCAGTACCGTGTCCTGGCGCGGCCAGCGCGTTGGAGATGATGTCCGTCGAGCTGAGGACGCACGCTTTCTTCTCGACGCACAGGCTCTGGAAGCTTGATGCGAACGTCTGCGAGTACCACGCCGCCGATCCGAGGTTAGCCTTGACCGTCTTGTTGTTTGCGCTGCCAGTGCAGCTGAACAGCATGTCAATCTCAAGCGACATCCCGACGTTCATCGTCCCGGACGGGATGGTCTGCGTCGCAAGCGTGATGTCCGAGTTCACGAGCGACACGGTCGGCGTGCCGAGGCCGGAGACGTGCGCAAGCTCGATGGTGAGCTTGGTCGTGGTGGCCCGATCTAGGATCTTGTAGAACCCCGTGACCCCGGTTCCGCCAGCCCAGGTCACGTAGACGAAATGGCCAACCGAGCCAGCGGCGATGCCGTGGACGCCGGCGCTCACAAGCCGCACGTTAGCACCATCGGCCTCGTATGTCAGGCTGGTGAACGTCGATGCCGCCGCGGCGATTGACAGGCCTGGCGCGCTTTTGTACGCGGCTGGCTGGAACGCGTTCGTGCTGAAATACCTCTCGCCTCCGTCCGCGTCCTTGACGCCGACGATGTCGTTAGTCGTATTGTCGTAGAGAAAGTTCGTACCCTGCTTGAGATATGGCATGTGGTTCCTTTGTTTAGACTTCGACGCCTGACGGCGATCCGTACCCCGAGAACATGTTCATCACGTCGGTAAGTGCGTTCTGATTGCCAGTTGGTGCCTGCGCCATGTTCTTGACGCTCTGCGAGGTCTGCTGCATCGCAGCAGCCTGTTCCTTCGCAGCCATCGCCTGATTGCGGGCATCGCGCAGAACCGCGACTTCCTTGTCGGCAATGATGAGCGACGGGTCCACGCCGAGCATGTCGGCGTATACGTCGGCCCACTGGTCTTGGTCGAACTTGTCCAGGATGTCCGGCTTCATGCGGGCGATAGCACCGAGGTTGCCGACGAAACGGTCCACGGCATTGGTGCCGATGGCACGCTGTGCCTGCGCCAGCATGGACACGAACTCAACGTTGAGGTCCATTCCCTGCAATTCCTGCGGGGCTGGCGGCAGTGCGCCGGCAGCAACCATGCGCGTGAACGTGATATCTACGAGCGGAGACAGCAGCTCGTTGTGCAGGCGCTCGAGGACAGGCCCAAGCATGAGGAGCTTCTCCTCGTGGCGCTCGGCGACCTCGGTGGCCGTCATGCGGGTGTTCGGGGTATTGGCGAGCATCAGGAACAGGTCCGCGTAGAACGAACCTCGCACGCGCTCGCGGCAGTCCATGATGTCATTCAGCAGGTACTGAAGGTTCAGGTTCACCTCGAACGCGGTCTTGATCCCGTTGGACTGGCCGTCGTAGTACGACACGCCGCCTGGGAGCGTTTCCACGTCGCGGTTCTTCATGGACGCTGGCACCTGGAGGGGCGGCTTCGTCTGGTAGTCGATGGCCTGCGCCTTGCGGAGCTGTTCGTGCTGGAGCTGCTTGATGTCTCCGAGCGCCTCCATGCCAGGGCTGTTGCCGTAGATGTCGCCACCAACCACGGACCAACGCGGGCAGAGCGCCGGGAAATATTGGAACCCGCTCTCGCGCAGGAACACGCCGTCCTCGCCGCCGACCTCGAAGTAATACGAACCCCACGGCATGTTCTTGGCGTCGCGCTTGCCCATGTCTCGGTCTGCACGCGGTTCGATGCAGTGGATCACGGGCACCCACTGGTCGAGGTTCCCGGTGCGGTACATGTTCTGCACCGACACGCTGCACTTCTCGAGGCCGAACTCCTTGACCACCTGCGAGACGGTCATCTCAAACTCTCGGTACAACGTGCAGACGCGGCCCTTCGCGTCGGTCGAAATGCAGTATTCGCCGCAGGTCAGCGGGTAGTGGTGGATGACGGTTTGGTAGTCGGGAAGCAGGATGGTGGCTGCGGTGCCGAACGTGCCAAGTTCCTCGTACATCTGGTGCAACGCGTTGTAGGTGTTCGACTTCTGGAACACGCGCTGCATGCGCTTCGTCACGTCATCGAGCCACAGCTTGACAGGCTCGTACGAGTTGAGTTCCGGGTCCGGCGTGGCAAGGCGGAACCACTGGCGCGCTGGCGACGTTGCGCCCGACATCATGCCTGCACCAAGGATGCGCAGTGCGCGGGTGCCCGTGGAGTCGTAGATGTTGTTGTGACGGCGGTATCCGCGGTCGCGGTCCTGGCGGAAATAGCGTCCATTGCGCGGCAGGATGTAGGACGTGAGTTCCTGCCAGTGCGCGAACCACGACGCACGCTCGCTCTTGAGCTGGCCCCACCGGGTGAACAGTCGATCCCGCGTGGGAGCGCCAGGATACGACGAGTTGTCTCCGGTGTACTCGCTCATTTAGCCCCCGAGGAGCGACGTGCGCCCCAGCTGAAGTTCCTGCGTGTTGACGCCCATCGGCCCGGTGAGCATGGTGCTCGAGGGACCGCCACCCATCTCGGCGGCAGCGCGGCCCATGATGTCG